TGGCCTATAGTTTTCCACATAGCTACCAACAGACCCTAGATTGTCACGTCCACAGAATTGCGCAATTTGCGCACTGCAAGCCTGTATCAGCCAATCCAGAGCGTCGTCTTGATTCTCCTCTGTTGGTTTGACACCAAGCCATTCCTTGACATCGGACAATTCACATAAAGGGTCGTTGGCCATGACGAACTACTTTTTACCTTCGAGTTTTCGTACTTCCGAAACGATCACACCACCAAACGCTTCACACACGTGTAGCGCGTGGCGGGCGAACATATGGAAGAGCCCATCATCTTCCGCCGTGTATTCAGTTCCCTCGTGTACGACAGACGTAATATGATTGGGCAACTGTACACGTACGTTCTTACCCTTGCGCAACGCCTCCGCTACTTCAGCCTGTGTTGCGGCCTGCGCCTTGGCATCTGCCTGGGCCTTAGTGTCTTTGCCTTTTGAATCTTCAGCCATACATACCTCGTTTGTTTGAAAAAGGAGGGAGGAGTTATCCGCACTCCTCCCTCAAGGACCCCCGCTTGGGATTACGGTTTAGCCGTTGCCGATGTTAGTGATAACACCGAACGCTGGCGGGAAGAAGTTCTGCAGCACCTCATGGCTGTAAACCCCGTACTCGTACTTGCGAGTCCGGTACGGCCACTCGATCTGGTAGTAGTCTCGCAACGTGCGAACCTGCAACACGTTGGTCACGTTCGACAGCGGGTACGGCAGCGTATCCGTGAAGAACATGATCGTGCCTGCAGGCATGTTGGGATGCAGATGGATTGGAATTTCCTTGGCACCCGACATGCTGAACTTGTTGAGGTAGCTGCGCACCATTGCGCCACCGGCCAACATACCCTGTTCCACGTTGTAAACAAAACGCTGTGCATTGGCGCTCGTAGACGTGAGAATCTTCTTGTAGATGTTCTGTTGTTCCTGCGAGCTAACGAAGATGTCCGTGGGCGACAACTTGTAAACATCCCAGAAGTATTTCAGCGCGGTGTCGATTTCGACGATGCCGCCTTCCGTGTCACTCGTCAACGGGGTACCAGTGCCAGCCGTTCCCGTGGCTTGCTGCACATAGTATCCACCATATGCACTGTTGGCATTCATGGTCAGAAGACCATCGAACTCCAGACTGTTGACACTGTTGTCGCTGGCGGGCAGTGACGCCGCAGTTTGCGTGCCAGTCGCCGTTGCAGTGATGGAAACACTGTTGATCGTTGTGATCGCTCCCAGTACTTCCGCTCCGGCTGCGCCCCAGAACCATGCATAAGCCACGGCTCCAGTCTTCAATGCAACAGTTGCACCGATGCTGCCTGTCGGGCCCGTGACGGCGACTGTTGCGTTGGCGGACTTCTGTGCGGACCCACCACCGTAGTTGTCCGTGCTTCCATCGCTGTTAGTACGTGACACAGCGGCTTGAATGCCGCCAGCCACACTACCAGTACGGAACCCGTCGAACGTCAGTGCAACGCAGATAACGCTGTACGTGGCCGTTGCCAGCGAACCTCCCGAGGTGCTGGCAGCCAGTGACGGCGTACCAGTGGTACCAAGAGCCAGCGAATTATCGCCGCCGAGGATCATCTTCTCCTCTTCGATCATCAGTGCATACAGCAGATTACGCGCACTGATTGCCTTGACGTCATCGAACGAACGCGCGGCAAGATCCGCACCGAACGTGACGAAGTCCTCAAGACCAATCTGTTTGTACGCTGCTGTGTAGTCCTGAGTGCTGGTCGTTACAACCGCGGAACGGTTACCGTCCGAAACACCAGCGACAATGTTGTTGACGTTGATGCCGGTGATCGCACGCCAGTTGGCCTGTGTGCCTCCCGGTGCACCAACACGTGGGATGCGATTCCGCAACGGCGTAATGACCGGAAACAGCGATTTGGCGCCGATTTCCAAATCGTAGTAATTGATGCCAGTCGTCGCGTTCGCTGGCATAGTGAAGCCGGTGTAATTGGCTTTAGCCAGTTCTGCGCGCACCAGCGCCATCAGTTCGTTAGTATCCATGTTGATCTTTAAACCCCGCTAGTACGTGATTGATTAACGACGACCGAACAGCTGGTCGTGGGTCATTGGTTTAGCGTACGCAGCCTTGATGAGCGTTGCCGCGTTGGTATCGTCACTCGTCTTTTCACCAGGAAGCGTCGATGCGGCCACCTTGGTGAGCTTGGTTTCGCCCTCACCGAGACCGTCGGCCTTCGCTGCAGTGCCGTCCTTACCAACGGCAAACAGTGCAGGCTTTTTACCATCGTTGTCCGTCGCCTTCGTAACACCGGTCTCCACTGCTTTGGTAAGCACTCCTGCGGCAGTTAGTGCGGCCAACACGTTGTCTGTCACTGACTTGGCGATGCGCGACTCCTGTGCGGTCTGTGCATCTTCAGCTTCCTTAGCTTTAGCAGCCTTCCACATTTTTGCAGCTTCCTTTTTGTCGTCGTCCGACATATCGTCATCCTCATCGTCTGACTTTTTCTTCTTACCATTGATACCACGATCTGCACCGTGGCCACCCGCTGGAGGCTCTCCTTGTGCAGCGTTGCTGGATTCTGGTCCGGCTCCAGCCGTTCCGTTGGTTACAGTTGCGCCACGCTTGGAGCCTTCGCTCTGAATGGCGTCTTTCTTAACCTCTTCATCAGCCATGTTGGTTACCTCGTTAGCTTTGTCCACCTGCCCGCTAGCCTCGTCTTTCTGCATTGACGAGCAGGCAGCACCTAACTTACAGACCGTATCATGTACGGACTGAAGCATTGCGAGATCCGAAGCACTGTTGCGAGCACCTCGTTTCTCTAAAATCGTTACGACGGCTTTGTGCACGTCTTCGTCTGTTGGTTCATCCATCTTGGTCTTCTTGGGCTTCTTAGCCCCCTCCTGATCATAAGCGTTGATGCCACTGGTGGCGGATGTTGGTTGCAGAAATTCCTTTACAACTTCATGCACGGCACCAGCCAGCATTGCAACCTCTGTCGCTGCCGACTTAAACATTTTCGGCACAACAGTTCCGTCCTTCTTTTGTATATCGAAGAACTTAGCTGTTGGGATGCAAGGGCGATCAACTAGGCTAACCTCACTGGGATCGGCAGTGTAACGAGTTACGTTTTTGCCAGACATAACATCGGGCCACTTGCGCTGATAGGTTCCGCCCATGCTGAACCCTGTATATACTCCCTCCAGCACTTTATCCCATTCGTTGTTGTCGACCACTTTGGCAGTAACATCTATGGCTTTCTCTGCATCGGTGAAGCGCATGTCCGTGAGCTTACCCGCTGCAATGTTACTGTGCATCCCGCGCACATTGCCCAGAGACTTACCACCACTATCCGCCATGATCTGTGAAGACCATCGCTGGAAGTTAGACTTACTGCTGTTATAGTCAAACACTTCGTCGGCGTGATCTACTACTTCGTGCGCAATACGCCCGTAGACGAGGCGCTTTTCCTCGTCGACTTTAGTAATAGGCACGAATACGTTGGCGTTACTCATAACTTGATACCTGATATTATACTAAGTTGATTCGTTACCCATCTGCGGTTTCGCAGGCCGCGTAGTATCGCCATTGCGTAACCACTCTTTAAACTGTTCCATGGTCATACGTGTTATGTTGCCTAGCCCTTTCCATCCAGGTTGATACTGTTCCAAGTACGCACTACGTGCACGAATTTCGTCGGGCCAACCAACCAAACACTTATGTTCGTCGAACTTGCCATCGATATATTGATCCACAACCCATACGGGGCCGCCATAGCCATCATCCATGCCAACACACACGAGGCAATCAACGTGATCACCGTCGGCACCCTCGGTTCGTCGGATATATCCGTAGTGGTGAGTAAGCTGACTAACCCAGGATGTACCATCAGGGGCGACTCCACGACGAACGGACTGGGCAGGGTTCTCGATGGTAATATCAAGTCCGCTAACATTGATGTGTCCCATCCTGTAGTTGCCTGCGCTTATCTGCGCGGTGCTCGGTTGGTTTCGTAAGTTAAGACTGGACGTTGCCGCTTCGTGTGCTGGCGCATCGACCTGAGCTTTCGCCACCTTGCTGGCTTCTGCCTCTTCATCACTTTCATCGTCCGACATGTCATCCAACAAATCTTCGGCATCGGGGTCATCAGCATACACGGCTTCGAAATCACATTGGCAGTTAGGATGACTAGGAGGCCACATGTCCCCACTGGCCCAAGCGTCATCAAATGGTATAACATCTTCATCGGCGTTTTCGTTACACTCATCATCGAAGTTATGATCGTCGCTTAACAGCCAACGTTTCCCAACAGCTCCGGCTTCACGACTCGCCTTGGTATGGCCCGCGACGTCCGCAAATGCAAGTTCCGTACGCGCAATCGTAGCTGCTCGTTCTTCAGAGAATGCATAGCTATCCATGAGAGTTTTCGCAAACTCCGCATTCGTTTGACCGTCCTCGATCGCCTGTGCAAGCGAACTGCGTAGCATGTCGCGTGTACTATCCGAAATGTCAGTGACCAACTCCGCCCCGCGCTCTTCGGCGTAGTCTCGCGCGTCTTTACTGAATATATCGAACGATATGTTCGCGCCACTTGCATCCCACTCCACACGTGCCGCATCTTCAAACTGTCGTGTTAGATCATCAGCAACTGCATCGTCGACGTCAGTCCAATCAGCAGAGTCCACAGCTTCGTCGACAATACTTTTCTTGCGCTTAGCTTTTCCAAGTGTTGCACCGTGCTCGACATGCTTACTGATCTGTAGACCTATCTTCTGCAGTGTGCCCAACACGCTTCGCTGTAATGTATTGACGTGAGGAGCGATACGTCTTGCCAGTGGGGTTTCCGTACCACGCTGCTTTGCGAAATTTCTGGGAACGCGCGCTCCCACCTCCTTTGCCACCGTTGGGCTTACCAAGAGTTGGTTTCTGCCCTGGCTTTTTCGGTTGTCCAGGTTTTGGCGGCCCACCGGGTTTATCCACGCTCATAGGATCAGGTGGTGTTGGATTCATCATTTCAAATGCTTCACCACTAACGAACTTCTCCACAGGGATCGGGCCTTTAGCTGTCCATATCATCGGAGGAACGCCAAGCTTCTCCATTCCCATGCGATCACGTACGTCGTCAATGCTCCAAACACCATGCTCTACATATCCAACATCGATAACCTGTTGCTGAGCTGCATCTTGCTCTTCGTCCATGTTCCACATGAACTCAACACCGTCCAACTTTAGACACTGTTTGATGATCTGATCAAACATGTCCTTTAGATAGTCGAGCAGTGGTTGCAAGCCTTCCTCGCGCGCGGCGGTCTGTGCTGTTTCAGCTGTAGCACGATTGACCTGTTTAACGAAAGGTGTTGGACTAACACTAAAAGCGTAGCAAATGATACGAATCAACCATTCGTCAAACTCACTCTTTAATAGCGCTTCCGAATCTTTCAGCTGCAATATTTTACTGGCGTCGTTAGGCACAAACATCATCTGTCTACGTGCGCCAGTATCGCCCTCAAACATCGCATTCCACCCCGATTGAAACGAGGCAATTTGTTCAGGAGTCCATGTATCAGGCACGCCAGCTATAGCTTCCGGAATATTACCTTGTGTGAAGAACTGTAGTTGGCTGATTTCACGCCGCAGTCCGATGTTAACAGTCATCAACACCTGTTCTACAGGACTGTTGCCGTACACCGTGTTACTGCGCGGATTACGCATGAAGTACATCAGCTCATCTTTCTTATAGTCCGATGTCGGCACACCGTGCAGTATCTGTCGATACGCAGGCAATGGCGGTTCAGGTGTTCGACCCGACTCATCAATAAACTTCATAATCGTAGCAGGGTCCACAGACTCTAATCGTTGTAACGTACTTCCTTTGTACACCGGCCAGAATACGTTGGCATCCAATACGAAATTATCATCCAATACTTTACGCAACCATGTATGCCAAGTTAATCGGCCATCAGGCATCTTAAAGAATGCTCGTGCCTGATCTATCTTGGCTTCCAATTCTTTTTCCGGAACCTTCTTTTCCGTCGATTCTTCGGTTGCAACGATAGCCCAATCGAACGCTGCAATCTGATCTTTGCGCGTTTCAATAACCAACTTCAACAGGTCATACCCGTCGGCTAACCTGCGCAGCTCTTCAAAACTAATACCGCTTTCGCGCTTAGGGCGAATATCGATATTGAAGCCAGGACGATAATCGAACGCGCGGCCTGCTGTCTGCGGGGCTTGCCCAGCGATTGGCGTCTGTGGCGAAAACCACCCACTGCTAGTACCGAAACCGTAGTTCATTACCTGCGTCATTCGCTTAAACCACGACAGGTTGCTATTGAGATCTTTAGCTGCCATGTTATTTCCTACGGCGTCCCAACACGCCGAACTAAGGAGTAAGTTGTATCGTCGTAACGAGTGCTTCCACCTGGGATGCTAACTTGAAACAACACTTGTCTTCGTTCACGTAGACGACTAAGACTGTTCATAACATTCTGTGCGCTGGTTATAGTCACTCGTACTTCCTGCGCAGGCGTAAGTGGTGTCCATGCCAACACCGGCACATTGTTAGTCAGATCATCAATACGATACTGCAGTGCGCTTGGGATGTACGGATTACCATCTGCATCGTTGAACGTTATATCCGCATAGCATTCACTGCCGTCATTGACACTTTGTTCTGCCTGCGGAACGTTTGTATTACCAGTGCACGCCATGTTAGTTTCCACCTATGATTCGTATGCTATCGCCGCTCTGATCCTGTAGTATCTTAACCTTGTCCTGCGCCTGCAGAATACATATGACGGACTTGGCCGCATCGACTATCAGGTTGTTAATATTGTACCAATCACAGTCATCATCGATCTGCAGCCATTCCTCAAGATAACTCGCGTCATCGCCAAAGTGTTGTATCGGGCTAGGTGGAATGCTTGCGCCCAACTGGGCATCCAGCCACCATTGCCAGTCATCCTCACAGTCTTCGTACCAATCTGTTGGGTCTTCAATAACCAATGGTAATGGCGGTGCTGTAGCAGGCGCATCCAACCACCATTCCCAATCATCACCAACATCATCGTCGTGCGCCCACGCATCTTCTAACACTGTAACCAGTGGCGCAGGCGGAGTCGTTATAGGCGTGTCGTCTATGAACTCATCATCAACGCCT